GATGATAGTCAAGACGATTGAAACAATGTTCCGGGCGATGTCAGACGCAGAACGTCTGGCAACTGTTGCGATGATTACTGAGGTTTGCAAGGAGCTGGGTCACACTTTGCCGGAGTCGAGTACGACGCCGAAGAAGTCTGGTTGGAAGCGCAAGCCACGTGGTGTGTCGTCCAAGACTTACTGGATGCGTACCGCCAAGGCTATCGACATGTCCAAGAGGGGTATGTTCCAGATAGAAGGTGAGTGGGTCAACAACTTAGCCAAGGATACAGAAATGGGTGAGCTTGTTGTGCTCGGTGTGAAGGGTGACGATAAAGAATATCACCTCGTTACCAGATCAAAATCGGGTGAGTTCACGTTTGATGATTCGGCAGGTAACAAAGTCGTGATCGAAAACTGTGAGCATTTATATGACACCAAGCGGTACTCAGATCTTATTACAGAAGTCAAAGATCAACTTCACCACGTCTAGCATCCAATAACGGGGGCGCGATGCCCCCGTTGCTCTGTGACACTGTGTCACGAAGGGGATGGACAAAACAACGAAAGGTGTATAACATGGGATACACTCTTAACTTTAACAAAGGACATTACTATGACCAAATTATTAAAGCGGTGTGGAGTACCGCAAAGTGATTGGGTGTCAGGCTGTGTCTGGGGATTTCCAGATGTAGCGAACGCCCCACCAGTTACAGAGAATAAAGCAAAAAATAATAACAGTAGCCATTATTATAACTGTAACCAAGGAATTAAAATTGACGGAAAAGACAATCGACGATCTGTATGCGCTTGTGGAAAACCAGTACGAACAGATCAAGCTGTTGACGAGAGCGGTAAATACATACCTCGACTCTATGCAGACCCAAGAACAATCCCATGCTGTTGTGTCACATCAAAGCAAGGGCCACCAATCAAACACTCTCTTCAAATTAACCACCAAGCAACACGGAGCATTGCAAATGTTGCTTGAGGGTTGTTCTAACGCAGAGATAGCTAAACGATTTGACGTGTCGGAAGACACGGCCAAAGTCTACGTGCGGACAATCGCCAAGAAGTATGGTGTGAATACACGTGCGCAGATAGTGATGGCTACTTTGGAAGAGTTTAACAGTCTCGACGACGACGTCTATATGAGGATCAGTGGAGGACTGCCAAAAGATTGGCACTCTAACTTTGAAGATCCAGATCCGTTCGCCGAGTTATATAGGACAAAGAAACATGAGCCTAAACCTAAAACTTAGGGGTGACGTCTGGCAGGTACAGGGAACCGTCAAAACTTTGGCGGGTTCGACTGTTCGCGTCAGAAAATCGACGGGTTTTACTAAACCTGAGAAGCGTTACGCCCAAGTTGTCATGAGCAAAATCATGGAAGACGCAATGACTGGACGTCTGGAAGACAAGTCTGGAGTCGAGTACGTTGCCGATGCCTGTGATGCGTACATCTCCCGGCCCAGTCCGCCGGGGGATACAGACGTCAGAATTGTTGAGCATATCAAGTCTGCCCTTGGGCGGATCAAGCTAGACAAGATTACTCTGGCGGATTTCACTATGCACTTCGCCAGTCGTGGCGTTGCGGCCAATACATTAGCACGAGAAATGACGAGCGCGAATGCCATGTTAAATCATGCGCGATCAATCGGCATGGACGTGCCAGATATTAATCTCAAAAAACCTTCTTACGATGATGCCAGAACTAGGTGGTTATATAAGGAGGAAATGGACGCGTTGATTGATGCGTGTCCAGACGAGATTAAAAGTCTTGTTGCCTTTCTCTTCTTCACTGGCGCAAGACTAGGGGAAGCGACCTCCCTGTTGTGGAGAGATGTGGTTGACGAGTCAGCTATTTTCTCCTCACGAAAGGGTCGCTCGAAGAAGATAAGACGTCGGGCGGTCAAGCTGTCACCTTACCTTCTCTCTTTAATGGGTGAGCGGCAGGGATCGAACGACTATGTCTTTACAAATACTGTCGGTAGCAAGTGGGATAGAAGTAATTTCTATACTTATTTCCGTCCTGCTTGCGAAGCGGCACACATTGAAGACTTCACACCCCATGATTGCAGACACACGTTTGCAAGCCACCTCGTACAGAAAGGAGCTAGTCTTAGAGCGGTGGCAGACTTGTTAGGACACTCAAGTTTACAGATGGTCATGCGCTATGCGCATCTTGCACCATCACACCTTGAGAGTACGGTAAGTCTCTTGTGGGACAACGACACAAATGAGACACACACCCATGTTTAAGGGTGTGGTGCTGACGGGGAGAATTGAACTCCCGACCTATTCCTTACCAAGGAATCGCTCTACCACTGAGCTACGCCAGCCAATCTTATACTCCCTTACCAAGGGTTACTGTGTCAAAAAAACTAACCTAGTTGACACCTTCAAACACCTAATGAACATTGGAAGTGTTAGTTACTTTGAACCGCGTACTCGTTTGGGTGTAACGAGTCACGCACATGACACACCAGATTCGACAAAACAGAGATTCCGTGCTACCGATAGTGAGTCGTCTGCACTCGAACGGTGTGTGAAGGAAACATAATGATAAAAACTAAACATGAGTTAAGACCACCCTTCACTTCCGATGAAATTAGATCAATGCAAGAAATGACGGAAGGTCTTATCGAGCAAGTGACTAAGTACACAGGCGGCGAGAACAGTCAGGCAATCAAAGACTTTGCCAATGACATGATTGATGTCCTCGTTGATGTGAAGATTGATCTTGAAAAATTTAATCCACCAACAGAGAGGACAGACGATGGAAAATCAGAGGCAATTCATTGAGGTAGGGAAAGTCTACCTAGTTAAAGAAGGCGACCGTTTTGTAAGCGTGGAGTGGGCGATGGAAAATGTTCCGTCGCGCACTGCGGCGGCTGAACTAATCGACTTTGCTAAGAGATGTGCAGACAACTCGACATGGGTTTACAACACCATCAATCGGGTACAGGAGGGAGGTTCAGATGCACAAGCTCAAAGCACAGGAGATCAGAGCGGCGATCTTAATCAGCAAGGAACTGGACAACTTGAAGAGACCACTGGCGATCAAGGAGATCCCACTGGTAACGGGGCGTAGCGCACAAACTCTACGTCCTATCCTCAACAGACTTATCTATACCCGTATACTCAAGCGTGAATCTATGAGGTCAGGCATTGAGAAGGGTGAGAAATGGGAAGACTACTGGAAGAAGTGGTTAGATGATTACACTTAGGCGTTCGTGCCTTCTGCCATCTGAACACATCTTGCTATTAGTTTTCCTTCTTGGGGTTTGGTGGCTTCAAGTCTGGCCACCAACTCTTGCTTTCCTTGTTCGCACGATGCCAAGGTAGCATACAAGACTTGGTTTGATGCAACCTGATATTCGAGACCGTGGAACATCACGAGTGCGATAATCCACATTTGTTTTCCTTTCACCTATAGTTCATCACCAAAGCTATCAGACCACCGATGCAGATAGCCGCACCGAGGGCCGCTCCACCTACTACTATGATGGCTTCCATCTTTTCTTGTCGTCTCTTTTGTTCAGCACGTTCCGCTTCTTTTCTTTCATTCCTAATATCAACACGTAACTGCAAGAGTTCGTGCCATGCGGATTGACCACGCGTCCAAATGATTAGTTCGCGCAGTTCATCTTCCAAGTCTTTGGCTTGTTGCTTAGCGACAAAGGTAGACAGAGCCTCCTCATTTACTGACAAGACTTGTCTGTTTCGTTTCTTTGAATGATCTCGGTTGACTTCGTCACAGGCATCCCACATTTTCCCCAGATCTTTCGCTAGGGTGTGGAGTTCCTTGCCAGCAGTTATGCCAGCTTTGACGGCCCCGAATGCGGCCATCGCCGCACTGATTGGTTCCATAATATCACGCTAAACCCATTACCTTTGCGCTATCTAAGTTGCTCAGACTTGCAGTGGCTTTCTCCAAAGATTGCCTCTGTTGGGTAGATAAATTACCCATAGTCTGAGGGTCGTTTTGCGTAAAGCCAGTAACGTAGGCAGGGAATCTCTCAGTAGAGAACCATTCCTCGATTGATCTTTTCTCTGCGTCTGTTCTGCGTGATTTCATGTAGGCTTGTTGCTCCATCATCCGTTGTTGCGGAGTCAGGGATTGAAAGAATGTTATGGCGGCTTCTGCCACATTAAACATCTTTGTATCTTGGACAGCATCGGTTACTGATTGCTGAACTATGTCTATGGTTTGAGGCTCGAAGACTTCCTCGACTTGCTTCTCGTCTTCTTGCGCTGCTTGCTCGGCAGCCTTCAGACTTATCTCTTCATTCTTACTGGCTGCCCCGGTTGGTAGACTTGGCTGCCCGGTGTCAGACTTGGGTTCCCCGGCGATGGCCCGGATCATTTGTTTTCCGATGCCGTCGTCGCGTTCAACAAACGCGGTTACTGCGTCGTCTAGCTTCATAAAACCAGACAGAATACTGCTGAAACCCTTGTCTAACATTTATCGTCGCCTCAATACCGAACCAGATCTTCCACTGAAACCAGTCCCAGCCGTAGACTTCGGCGTTTGCTGGTTGAGACTGCGCCCAAATTGCGTGGCCACATTAGACTGTATGCGCAGAGCTTTGGGTTGTTGGAAGTTATTACTCCTCGGCGTTCCTGATCCTGAGATCGTGCCGAATACCAACCCTTTGTTCTTACGTCTGTTGCCTCTCATATTATTTCCTCTTAGTGTTCTTTGGTTTCGCCTTGTAACCTTTTGATGACGGCTTCTTCTTCGCTGTGCTCGTAGGCTTTCGCATTGATCTTTTCATTCCACGCATCGAATTTCTCCTTCCGATCTTTGATTAATTTCATGTCTTCTCTCGTGTACGCTCGGTAATAACCTGTGCGAAAGAGTCTGTTACTTGCAGACACGAGATGTTCGTATGATTGCATAAGAATGATGGCGTAGTCGTCCGCTCCGATACCATTATATTCAGGAATTGACTCATCATCTTCCGCATCTGGGTGAAATCCCGTAATCCAGACTCCAAAGTGGTTGACGTTCTGCTTGTCTACCCAGTTGTAGAACTCTTCGGGAGACATTTCATTCGCCCCAGTCCAAGCCATAAGGTGCATGTTGTCAGACGTGGGCGGGTACAACGCCTTCATCTCGATGACCGCCTCCAAGTCTGGAGTGACGTGAACCATTACGTTCTCTCGCATCCACGCTTGTCTGGCAAACGGGCAGGGAGGGAACCCGCCGTGCTCGGCAGACGCGACCTCCAATATTTTTTCGCTCCAATCCCGAATCTCTTGGCAGATCAGGATAGCGGAGTCTTCCCACGTATCCACGCTACTAATACTTTCCTCTTTCCTAACCATACGGGCCTCGCCTGATGTAATAGATGAGATGGAAATACAGCCATCGACCCCCGTTCACGGGGGGCGTATGGCGACTGACCTTCTCCTCTTATTTTAAGATAGCCTCCCCAATATTCTTTGGGGTGAGACAGTTGAATTGATACAGAATACTTGCGACACGACACGGGATCAGCCCCGTTATCAACGTGCTCACCATAAAATTCTAATGGGCCATATTCTAGGTATTGGAGAGGCTCTATCTGTGCGTCAGCTAGGTCAAACTTTAATGTCCTGTCGTTGACATTCCTAACTGCTTTGCCAATCTCATCGAAGAGCCACTTACTATTTATATCTTGCTGTATCCAACCAGACTTACAGTTACGTTGCCGTCTCGACGTGATCCTCATCCCGTCTTGCACGACTCCTGCTCGGATCATATTTGTGCTTTTGGTTAAGTCTAGTATGCGCTCAACTTTCTCGTCATCGAAGAAGTTATGTAAGGCATACCATTTTTGAATGTGCATTGATGTCCTCCTAACGTATAGGAAGACTAGAGGATCTCAGTCTTTTGGTCGTCCTAGCTTATTGAGGATGGCCAAGCACCACTCGACAAGCTCGTCTTCAGTCTGCATACCTTTCATTTCGTTGGCTTTTCGGCAGACAAGTTGGACGTTATCACGATCATAACCGCGTGAGTTATCTATTCTGTCTATGGTTATGTTGGTAGGTATGAATCCTTTACCGCGTTGCGCAGTCAAGTCGTATCCAGTTATTGCGCAGCGACCTGATTGTTTAACGTAAAGCTGGTTGAGAAAGTCTACGTCTAGCTCTTCCCGGTTCCATAAAGCCTTGCGTTTTCTGCGGCCACCAGACCACAGCAGGGCTTCAATCGCATGAGCCATGTTACCGTCTGTTCTCTTTATAGTGCGCTTTCTGTTGCACGATTTACATCTTCCGTAAGGTTGACCTGCCCGTCCTTCCTCCTCTGCGACAGGCCCAGTTCTCTTTCTAAATTCAGTTAAAGGTAGCGTTTGATTGCAACCGTTGCACCGACGCACTGCCCCCGTCGTCGGCATCCCTTGTTTCTTCTAATCCCTCTAATTTGAGATAGGCTTTGTAGTATTTTAAAAACTCGTCGAGTCTAAGTAAACAAAGACTATCCCCCGTTGGCTGTCGGTTTTTTCTATTTATAACTATTGGGGTGTCTGGGCTGTTAGTCTTCTTGGCATTGCCCTCTGCCTGACGCAAGGCATCATGAAAATTCAGACGTTCTACTCGCTTGGCTTCTATGAATAATGACGGGACTCCCAATAAGTCTGCGCCTCCACTCATACCAACATGACCACCGCCAGATAACGGTGCTCGAAAGCCTTTAGTGCCTGTTTCTTCATTGATGTAGGCGGCTAACTCTCTCTCATAGTTATCGCCTTTGCGTTTAGATGGAGTAGTCAATCTTCGTACCCCATTGTTTTGCGGCAGGGTCTACAGAAGAACCAATTCTTCGGTCTCTTTTCCTTGCTACCACAACTCATACATGGACGAGTCCACGTCTTCTCTTCAAAATCTCTACGGACTTGGTACTTAGCACCGTCGAACTCCTGCAATCCTTCACGGACGAGGATTCTTTTTAATGTGTCTACGCAACATCCAATGCGTGTTGCTAGGTCAGAGTAAGAGTGACGGTCATGTTCTTCGCGGAGCCATTGCAAGTCCGTGTCTGACACACGAACCACTTTTGGCATTTAAATTTAGTCTCCTTCGCACTCCTGTCTTCACAGGATTACGTGTACCTTAGACGAGACATGTCTTTTTGGCAACACCTAAAGCGTTTTTTTTACAACTTTAGGGTTGATTGTGAAAGTAAATAGCGATACACTCGCCTTGCTCGGAGACGGGAGACGACGAACGCTGACGCTTGCGCTCCGCGTTCGAGAGAGTCGACCGCTTAGAGCTGCTAGTCTACTAGCTGGGGTCGAGTGTATCGTTTTGTAGACAGATGAGTAAGAGAAGACTACTTGAGCAACAGAAAAAATACGACGAGTGGAAAAGAAAGAGAGACGCTAGAGAAAGCGGCAACCTCGATCTTGAACGACCCGTATGTGAGGCAGACAACCGACCCCAACCACCTAATGAGCACCGCTTATCATCAGTACATGATGAACCGAAGCGAGTACGAAGCAAAGAAGCAGAAGAAAACAGACGTAAATATCCAGAAATTGCACAATTTGTAGACGAATGTCGGAGAGTATTCGGCCCCGACGTTCGTGTCGTTAGCATTACTCCTCGTCAAGCTCCAACCAATCATGAATCAGACGAAGCGGACGCTCCAGACGATCAGCAATCCTAATAGGATCATGTCCATCAAGAGCCATATCTTTTGCTCTCTGTTTAGTTGACCTGCTTGATACAATAACTTTTTCGTCTGTCTTATTGTGAGCGGCAAACCCTATCCACTGTACCCTGTCGTGCATGTCAGTCCACTCACGAACTTTTCCATACCTCAATTCCATAACCATATATAACCTGTAGTCAGTTGGTAGACCTGACTCAAGTCTTGGCCATACAGGATCATCGTATGTCCCGTCCCAGATGGCAGCATTCTGTTTTGCTGTATCTTCATCACGGTAGACTTGAGCAACCCGCATTTGAGTTTCCAGCACGGTGAGCTGGTTTGTTGAACCTGCTTCCCTGCCGATACCATTTTCACTAGGTTTATTGCTGTGGTGTAGCATGATGACAGACATGCCAGAGTTTCTGAGTTTGACTGCGAGCTTGTTTATCTTCGCCCATTCGTCTGCTGAGTTTTCTGACAGACCGGGGTACGCAGACCTTATTGTATCTACAACAACAACGTCTGGATTACAGAAGTCTATCCACTCCTTGAGTTCGGCCAGCCCTTCTCGCTGGTTGAGATCCATTTCTTTCTGGTAAACAAACGGTGTCCAGATATTAAGTCTGTCGCCCGTGTCTCCATGGATCTGACTCATCTCGATAAGCCGTCTAGCGATCGTCGCCATACCCATCTCAAAGTCTAGGTATAGAACTCGTGCAGGTCTTCCGATCTCAAACGGGCCGAAGTATTTCCTACCAGCGCAGAGCGCAGACATTGCGTGTTGTACAAAGAGAGATTTACCGTGGCCAGAATAGCCGAAGACCTGCACGATAGTATTACTAGGAAGCCATGGTTCTATCAAGTAACTTTTAGCATCTGACTGCTCTAATAGTTGCTGAGCATCAGACATTCTTATTAGCTTTCTAGGCTTGGGTTCCTCGTCCTTACCTTCTTTGATGTAAGGCTTATATATATAGTCACCTTTTTCATCAAATCTTTCTGGATGATTACGTCGCTCGGCCTGTTCCATTGACTGAACCGTCGCCTCGAACTCTCGGTCATCAAGTCTGTCCTCAAAGAACTCCTTCATGAATGCGAAGCCACGGACACGTAATTCCGCACCGAAGTAACCTTCAAGGATAGACTCTGAGATGTAACGCATCACCCTTTCGTTTCTACCGTTTCCAAGACCAGACGGTATCTTTAAAGAGGTGGGAAAGTTTTGTTTTACATACGCTGCTGTCCTGTCCCACTCACACATTAACTCGTCTGGGTGGAAGGGTGTGACGTCTGATAAGTCTAGGCTGCTGAAATGAAACCCGGAACTATCCGGGTCATCCTGTAGACTTGGTCTCCAATCCTCCCATACAGGCATCTCATCCCAGTCAAAGACGTGCTGCGGATAATCCCAGACGTAATTGTTTGACGGCGGAAGAAGTGCGTAGCTGCCATCCCCGCGAAAGTCTAGCCCGTTGATCTTAGGCCAGTCTGCTCCACGGCTGTTGACACCTGCCCGTGGGCCACGACGAATGCCGTCTTTAGGGTGAGTAAAATAAAGATGACTACCTCTCTTGGTTTTCACCTTAATCGGCGAACGCATGTGTGCGTCATAAGCCGCATGTGCCGCCTCATCATTATCGCAATCCACAACAACGACACCACTAATCTCGCCAGTAATAATCGCTATGTCGTAGTCTGGCCAGTTAGTCCACCATTCTACTATCTCTTCGTCTGTGGGTAATCGCTCTTGATATTCCCTCCATTTAATTGCTGGTCTCTTACCTTCTGGTTTGATTGGTATAACTGACCAACCTCTATCCAGATACTCCAGAGCCGCATCCAGTTTTGTTTTCATTATCGTCCTCATCAAAGTAAATGTTAAAGTCCAAGTCTGGTCGAGCTTCTTTAATTCGCTCTAGTACGCGGCTGGAAACATACTGACGTTTGATCCATGAGTACGGTGCTGTGCGCACCACACCTGCGATCTTCGCAGTCTGTGAAGCACCACCGCAATCAGCGATAAGAGCCTCGATGTTCAGCCTGATTTTCACAAATTTTCTCCTTTCAATTTTTCGCTTGCACGTTTCTATGTATATCTTATAATACACCTGCCGAGTATGTAAAGACACCAAACGAGTATGCTGGTGCAAAAAGGAGGCTAAAAATGATAGAAGACGATTGGGACATCCTTGAGGGTACAAAGCTCAAGCCCGTGTCCAAAACAGCGAGCATGACTGCCGATAGACTTGAGCCGTTAGCGAGTGAATATCATGATCTTGTTAGAGAACATGAAAGGATCTCCGAGCGGATGGGTCAGTTAGAAGGTGAGATGTCTCACCTATTCCCAGAAGAAGCAGGAGAGTTAGCAATATCAACCTCATCATTCGAGGTCGTCGTCCGACGATCCGAGAGATGGTCTTGGGATAAGAAGATGTTAGAAAAAATCTTTTCTCAGGGCGAGATACCAACCTACGTGAACCGTAGTTTGACTGTCGACAAGCGCAAGTTTCTAAAGATTCCAGTTCATGAACAGGATGAATTGAAACCTGCATTAACGCGAAAGCTAGACTCACCTAAAATAAAGGTAATACGTCATGTTTAAAATACAAAACACCTCGACCCTTGCGAGCGATGGGCCAATCAAGGTGTTACTTTACGCTCACCACGGCTTTGGTAAGACTTACCAGTGTCGTAACTTCCAAGATAGATACGGTAAAGGCTTGATCCTTTCGGGAGAAAGCGGACTCAAGTCTGTTGAAGATGTCTCTATTGATTATGTTCCATTCACTTCGTGGGATAGGGAGCATGATCCAGAGAACGGCGTCTTTAGTTTTCGTGGCATCATTAACATGTTGAAATCTAAAGACTTCCAAAATCAGGGATACAAATGGTTAGCCATTGATAGCTTGACAGAGTTATCAGAGCAGTTGGTTTCGCACTTAGAAAAAGAGTACGAAGGCAACAGCAATGGTTTTCAGATGTGGGGTGATTACAACCGCCTGATGCTTGGAGCATTGAAGTGGATTCGGGATCTACCCATCCACGTCTATGTAACCTGTTTGGCCAAAGAAGAGAAGGACGCTAACGACGTCACTCAATACTGGCCGCTAGTGAAAGGTAATGCAGTAAGCAAGCATGTACCTGCACTATTCGATCATGTTCTTTGTGGTGTTAGGGCCACCGAGAAAAACGACCAAGGCACACCTAAAGTCAGACGTTTCGTAGTAACGGATGAAGTGTCGGGTTGGCATGGAAAAGTCCGAGATCCCAGAAATAGGCTGAAACCTTACGAGCAGGTCGACGACATCACCGCCTTGTTTGCGCGAATGGCACTGCCAGACAAAGACTACGAGGCATATACAAAAGCTAAGACAGCTCAAAAGAAAGGAGAGAAAGATGAGTGATTGGAATGGTTTTGGATCTCTTGATCTATCAGATGTAGAGGAGAGTTCTGGAAGCATGTTGCTCTCAGAAGGGGAACATGTTGTGAAATGCACCGAGGCTGCAATGGAAGACTTCGGTGGCAGTAACAAGAGACTGCGTTGCAAGTTTGAAAAGGTAGGAGGTAAAGGCGCACTAGGCCATAGCTTCAACCTTGTTCATACAACAAGCACACAAGCTCAAGAAATAGGAAGACGAATGTTCAAGTCTTTCTTAATTGCGGGAGGACATCCAAACCCGGATAAGCCCGGAGACGTAAAAACTATAGAAGGTTTAACTGCGTCTGTTTATGTGGGAATGGGTAAGCCTTATCAGAAGAACGGTGAGACTAAACAGTACCCCGAAATAAAGTCTTTCGACTCAGCATCTTCGGACGACAATTCGTCTGACGGGGGTGATAAGTTGGATGATGACATCCCGTTTTAGTAACCGCAAAGGGGGAGCTTAGCTCCCCCTTAACTTATAAGAGAAAATAATGAAGGCAGAGCAAGTAGTACAGGCAATAGATCTTGGTTACGACAGAGATCAGAAAGAGAAAGCCAGACGTTATATAGGCGCAAGTGTTATTGGCACTCCGTGCGACGCCATGCTTGCCTACAATCTACGTGGCTTTCCTAATGAGCCACCTGATGCAAGGTTGCAGAGAATTTTTAATCTCGGTCACATACTAGAAGATGTGGTCGTGAAAGACTTGAAAGAAAAAGCAGATCTTAGAGTCTGGGAAGTAGACGCACTCACAGGAAAACAGCACACCTACGAACAGTGGGGTGGCCACATAGTCTGCCACACTGATGGATTGGTGGAAGATGAAAATGGTGATGTGCGCATCTTAGAGATTAAGAGCATGAACGACGCGAGCTTCAATAAGTTCAAGAAGTCTGGTGTTAAGGTCAGCCACCCAAGATACTTCGGCCAAGTCCAGATGATGATGGGCATGGGAGAAATGACCGAAACTCTTTTCGTGGCGATCAATAAAAACAACAGTGAATATCATGCGGAGGTAGTTGAATTTGATGACTTTGAATACGCACACATTACAGAAAGAATTGAAAGAGCCTTATCTGGAAAGGTTAGAAAGGTTAGCACCGATGGAACCGACTGGCGTTGCAGAGGTTGCTTTAAAAGAGGGGTGTGTTGGGAAGATAGAGAAGTTCCCAAGCACTGCACTACGTGCTCATTTTCCCTGCCTCGACCTGATGGACAATGGCAATGCACCAAACTGGACGACGAAGCTAGGGAAGTTTGTCCAGAATACCAGCAATACAAACCGCTCCCGAAGGAATAGGATAGCTATGGCATTTGAAAAAACTAAACAGGAATTTCATGCGCTATCGAAGAAACGGTCTGAGCAATTACGGCAAATAAAACAATGCGAGAATGACATCGTATCAATAACCGAACGTCTGGATAGCTTGAACAAGCAGGACGATGGTAGCCAAGAATTTATAGATCAGTTCTCGAAAGCGAAGGATAAGCGACGACGTCTTAGAGATGAGGTTGCAGACTTAGAACACGAAGTCAGAATGACGGAGAGTGAAATCAAGGCACTGATGATGGAGTATCAGTTCTTAGTTGACCTCGAAAGTACAGATGATGAATAGAGACGAGATCCTTAAATTAGCGGAAGAGCTTATCAATGGCGACCGCGCAAAAGATTATGGTTCAGCGCAAGCAAACTTCTGTCGGATCAAGCAAGGTTGGAATGTAATTATACAGGCCGCTCTTACTACGCATGGCGAATTAAACGAAGGCCATGTAGCTTTGATGATGGCATGGGTAAAGATTTCACGTCTATGCCAGACCATAGATCATGACGATTCATGGGTAGATCTTGCGGCTTATGCGGCACTTGGAGGAGAACTTGCTCCCCCTAAGATATATTCTCGATCTGAAAGTGAGGGCCATCCATCGAAACCCGACGACCCTGAGAACGTCTAAGATCTACATACTCGTTGCATAACTCTTCACAAGTACCATTCCATTCGGTAATTGGTTTGTGCCAAGCCGCGCCCCAAGTAATATCAAAGTTTGCATTAAGAACCTGCCGAACCCCATCGGCTGCTTCACGAAAGGCATCTGCGATCTCATCGTAGACTTCAATCTCCCAGCAGACATCTCCATCAATATAAGCCACGCAGTCTACGGCATGAGAATATCCGTCTTCTTGCGGTAAATGCTTTGATTTTAGCGTCCAGCTTTTCCCGGCAGCCTTTAATTTTTTCTGAGTTGCGAGGTCTCTTACCCCGCATGTGATGCCAAAATCTACCTTCGTTACCATGATGGCAGACTTCACAACATTGACCAAGACGGGATGAACCCCGTCCAATCGGTCAAGGCTTCGTTGGCTCAGTTTAAACTTGGGCATAAGTTTCCTTTCTTATAGCAGGGGTGCTAACAACAGCAGACCAAGCAACACACCAGCAGAGAATATAATTCCACACATGGTTTTATGTTTCAGTGTTGCGAAGACTTCAGTGACAGCAGCAGAGAATGTTGCAATTATCTTTTCTTTCACTTTGTAACTCCTTTAAATTTCTCGAATGTTCTAAGAGATCCCAAGCCGAGTAGTCCTCCAAGGACTGTAAGAAGAGCCGACATATCAAACTCTGGCAGAGCAGGGGTTTCTAAACCTGCATAGCTCAAGCCAAATATAAGCAGAGGTTGGATAACGAAGTGCCATCCAAACGCAATAGCGCAGACCCATCCCACAAGTGGACGCCAAGATGACTGAAACCAGTTGCCTTGGGCTTCCATTTTATTAACTTCGATTTGCGCTAACGCCACCTCGTGCGCTTGCTTTTCGGCCATGGTTGCTATCTCGTGGGCGAGAGCGGCCTTTTGGTCGGCATCGGCAATAAACTTATCAAGGATATTTGATACTGGGCCAATTAGTGATTGTAACATGAGGGTTCTCCCGTAAATTCAAGTCGAGATCATTCTCTTATGAACACCGCAAGTTGTCGTCCTTATGCTACTTCTTTGCCGCTAAAGCTGTCGCTCCCATGTACGTGCCAACCACACCAGCTTGGGCTATGTAGAATAAACCAAGCAAGTCTGACAGCGCGTTTACACGGTCTACGGGTATGATTGGAGTAAACAACAGGATCGTAAACACAAGCATGGTAGCCATTGCTCCCCACGCCATACGTTGCTGTTGCAAAGTTTTCTCTTCTCTAAGCTCCAACTCAAGCATATCTTTGGCTCTCGCCATTTCTTCGTCAGTCACCGTACCGTCTCTATTAATGTCATACTTGTTGAAGCGAGAGTTTTCCTCTAGCTTCTTAATCACAGATTATTATCTCCTAAACTTCCACCGCCTAAACCACTGTCTCCAATGTCTGTGTCACCAAGTCTTCGGGATTTAGACTTCTTGGCTTCACCAGCAATCATATCAGTAAGACCATTTCTTGAGGCTCTAATTCCTCCAGCTATCGGTATTCTACCTACAACAGTACGTGCGGCAGTTCGTTCTTTAGCGTTGGAATCGTCGTTCTGATCCATGATACCTGCCAGAACATTCGGAGCATCAGTGAACATCAATCCATACGACGGGCCTAGAACAGCACTAGCAATTCTGGTCTGTCCGTATGATCCATTGTCAACCTGAGAAACTGTTGAGTGCAGTAAGTCTGCGAGTAAACCAAGACCACCCATCTGGATGAGTCCCTCGAAATACCAGCCTAAGAAATCATCGGCATCCCCGTAAGTCTTCTCGTCGTAGCCAAGGTATTCAGCAAACTTGCCCATGTTTCTAGTTCTAAGATCTGGGCTTTGCTCATCTTCGCCACCTCTGAATTGAACAACATCTTTTGCGCCCAACGCCACAGCACCCATTCCCGGCCCTGCTGTTACAAAATACATGGCGGGTTTGAAATTACCCTGCTTCATCTCGTCTATCACATAACCACTAAGTCTTGTCATCATGAGTGGGAAAGACTTGAGTTGGAATGCCAACGCGCCGAACGGATTGTTCGTGAACATAGGCATGTCATTTGGGTTGGGTTGAAAGATTGTGTCATCAGCAAACTTAATGATCCCAGTTCTTACATCAGGATCGCTAAGATGTTCTTTGTCCAACGCAATCTTATTTTTAGATCCGTTAGGCAAAAACTCTTGCATACCATATCGAGTCATATATCTGTGAGCAGTACGGTATTGTGTATTCTGCTCTGTCACTGGCTTGTTTGGGTCAAAGTTCTTTCTTGCCTTTGACTGCATAGCTTTAAAACTATTGAATCCAACCATACCAGCAATGTTTCTTTGTTGGTTAGTCCAACCAGTAAGACCCGTAAAGTTAAAGAAGGCTTGAGACATCTTATTATCTGGTGCGCCGTACATGTAGATCATTCGCTCGTGAATGATATTCTCCATAGATACACCGACATCATGAATAGCCTTTTTATAATCTGGGTCTGTTAGAAGTTGACCATAGGCTTGCGTGAAAGACTTAAAGTCTCCGCTTCTTATCAATGGCAACATGACATCACCCAATGAGCTGAGTGTCGTAAATGCCAGTAGAGATACGTTGTTGAAAGCTCTGAACTTTTTGGAGAACTCTCTTGACATAGTACCGCCAGAATTTGACGTCGGCTTCTTCATTACCAGCGACATGGCGTCGTTTATAAAACGAACATCATCATTGTGCAGACGTGCTCTTGCCCCGCCGAAGTCTTGTAATGCTCCGACTATAGCGTCTGCGCGTCTGGTATATGCAATGTTTATTCTGCCGTCTGGATCTACCGGGGCTATCCGCGTCAACATTTCTCTAGCCGCCGCAACTCCTTTGTCCTCGTACATCTTGATAAGTTCTTGTGAAAATTCTCGTGCGGCTTCTGTATCTCCCTCGAAAGGCATAAGCGCAGTGGAACTCAGTTGATATTCTTGAACGCCACTTCCTGTGGCCATTCGTCTATCAACAATAAACTCGCGGTTCGTTGATAGAAGTTTGGCAATACCATCTCTGCCATCTTCTAATACAGTTAGATAATCAGAATAACCATGAGAGTTCTGACCCATCTTCTGCATGTAAGTCTGACGTCGAGTCGATCCCTCAAAGTATTTGATTAGCAGGAAGCGCAAGTCATCTTCAAGGAATGGCTCCAGTGCTTTCATTGCTTCTGGATATTTCTCAAGCTCGATCATTCGGCTGTAATCTATATGGTCACTGGTTGGGTTTTTAGATCCACCCATCGCAGGTTTATACATACCGTCAGACTCATCAGTGCCAAGACGAAGATACATATCCTCGGCGAAGTCTGTCACTTCGGCAGCAGTCGGCAGCTCAGCACCAAGTGCAGTTTTCTCTAGCTTGTAGTAGTAAGCCATAGCTTGCTTAAACTGCTCTGGATCAGCATTAATCTTGTCCTTACTCCAGACGTGAGGCATGTAGTTAGGGCCGCGATCACCGATCATAACTCCTTGTTTTCTAAGGTCTAACAGCTCTCTACGGAATGCTGCACGTATTGCAGATGCGACTTCCTTCTCTGGTTTATCGAGAGTTGTGTGGAACCTAGAGCTTTCGCCATATCTCAGTGCTTTCACGATACGAGAGAAAGACTTAGGCTGGAATCTAGTAGACCCAAGTTTTCCGCTCATTGGATTGGATTCCTTAAACCAGCGCATGATTGTTCCGTCTGCGTCTGGCAGTGCGTTAAGCATACGCTCAATGGGCATATACTTTTCTGCAAATGCCTGAGAAGACTTAGGCCAGAAATCTTTGTACCAGCCAGCAAGCCAGTTCATTCCCAGACGTTCCATGTTTTCGGAATGACTCTTGAGCTGATTCAATGGGTTTCTTCGAGACAACGCCAATGTTTCTTTTGCATTTAATGTACGACCTCGCATCATAGACATCACAGCACTTGACGTTGATGGATCTAGGCCAGCTTCCTCTAGCATTTCTCCGTACATACCAGCATCTATATCTGCAACCCCATCAATGTTTCCATTCATAAGTTCTGTAACCAGATCCCCTGTATCACCTTGAGGAATTGCCTGTACTTGTCTGTTGTATAGACCTGAGTCACTTGCATCAAATTCGTCTGCGTCAACATGCTTGACGTTGGCTGGATCAAATACAACAAGACCTTGGTAGCTGACCGAAGAGCCTTCGTATGTTTCGGCGTTGGCCATTCTGTCTGTACCCTCGACATCTATAGTATTGTCGTGAGTTGTAAGAATGCCGTCGTGACCTAGATCCTCTAGCGTTTCATTCAGCTCAGCTTGCGCTTGCAGTTTGTTTCGTCCGCTTGATCGGTAGAAACTGATAAGTGCTTGATAGGTCTCAGGCCCATCGAGAGAGTTCTCGTTAAACGTAGCCAGTAGGTCATTGATAGCCTTCTGGTTTGTTGACTCAGTCATCTGAACGTGACGCAATATGGACTGTATTAACGGATCTGCTCCGCCGTGGTACAGACGTCCACGTTGAAAGTCTACGGGATTAAGAACTTTGACGTATGTTGGTAGTACAAGAGGATCACTCTTGACACCAGCCTCGGTGAGGTTTGTAAGATAAGACTCTTCCATCTCAACAAGGTCATCAAGTATTTCTCTGATTGCACCAAGCTCTTCAGAATCCATATCTGACGCTTGAGCTATGTAGTATTTGCGTCTGTAGTTAGATATTGATTTGCGAGTTTCGTGAAGATCCATAGCATCAAACAACAACTCCTCTTTAACATCATCTGTTAAATCCAGATCCATAATTTGTGAGCGCATGGACTCAGGTGTAGGCTTCTTAGAGAAAACCTGACCTGCAACATTCGGGCTGTTCGCTAGATAAATGCCGGGGCCATAAAAACCACGGACACTTGGTCTTAGAATGACGTCTGGGTTATCTGCCTTGTTAAAAGCATAGCCATTTGGTGTGCCATGATAGTAAGGAATAACCCTGTCATTACCTCCATTACTGACACCATTGCCAACAAACTCCATTATCTTATTCATCCTCGGTCTTGGTGAGGATGCAAAGTTATCGAAGGTTGCTGAAGCGGCCAGACTTGGGTGTAGCGCAGCTCGCTGCTTGGTAACGTCTGACAATGGAGACTTAGCTGGTCTCTCGAACATATCGCCATACAAGAATAGTCTGCGGAACTGCTGCTTGATGTCATTCCTACCAACCAGACCGTTGATTACATAAGCTACATACTCAACCATCTTGTCGACAGCTCGATCAAAAGTGTTCCTCATCTTGAGCTTGGCGATGTCTCCAGTAGCCATGGCTTCTAATATGTCGCCTCTGGCTACACGTTCTGCCATGTATTTAGCGAGGCTTTCGCTAAACCATTCTTTTACAATCGCGTCTTCTTTGTTCGCAAAGTCGTTGTATTTGTTACCATAGGTAGCTATCACTCTATTTTTGAGCGTATCACTAGAGGCGTTATACGCTTCGCGGATAGCGTCCATCTCCACATCATCAAGAATATCTGACCTTGTAAGCATGTGGCCGATTTCATGGACAACATCAAAAGGAGAAGTGTTTCCTTTATTTAGTCCAATAGACAGACGACGCATATCTTTGCGTAGTTTCTTAAACTCCGGGGATCTCAAGTCTGCATAAGACGCGGACGGTGCTTGGTCTGCGTCTGCCCCGGCAAGTCTTGCCAGATCTTTAGCAGAAAGTATGTTCGTGTCTGCAAGATCACCTGCAACAGTCTTACCCATGAGGTTGACCATGCGGTAAGTCATTGTTCTTGCGGCGTATTGTGCTTCTGGATCACGATGAGTAATGAAGCTCAGCATCTCTCGAACAGCAGCTCGTGAGTTAGCTGGGATACCGTCGCTAGTTGGTACACCCATGTTGTCATTGACTTCACGTGTGACCGCTTTGTTGACGATAACCGCGTCGATCCTTGGAAGACCTTGCTTCTTCAGACCTTTGTTTGTTTCCCTTCTCTGTAGCTCATAAGAAAGTTCACTTATCTTATCGCTATCACCCTCATATAAAGCATCTTCAAGCATCTGCTTGATCTCAGGTGTTCTCGCCGCCAATACTTCACGTGATACACCAACCTGCTCTGCTGGAAGTGGCTCTGATCTAGTCTTATTTACAATCTCCAGAGCAATCTGGTCGCCACGGTCTGAGCCACGATGGTCGAGATACTGCCTCTGCAAGTCTGCAAGAGACATAGTCTTAACCTCTGCCGCAGTAGCCGGATCATAATTACCCTTCTGTTCTGTGCGTGTTCTCTTGTTTTGTGGCGTCTTCGCGGTTGTTGCAGCATCCTTTTTGATAGCTGTTTTAGCGCGAGTATTCTTCTTTTTAGCGTCCCTAGTCTTTTTGCCAGCCTTTGCTCGAAGAGGTTTTTCTCCCTCTGTCTTCACTTTGCCAGCAGGAGGATTCCCCATCTGGTCTTCTCTGTATGCGGTTTCCAGAGTTCGCTTTACGAACCCAATCATTGACTTGACAGAGGACGCATCGAGATTTCTCATAGCCCCCGGTCGTGTAATGTTTTCAATAGCTGGATTGTCTGAGCCGAAACCTCTTAGATAAAAATCTCTGAGCGCATCTGCGACCATAACTGGGTCTTCAATAACAGACATGCCTTGCTCCATCCACGGGGGAGAGAACCCTTCCATATCACCGTCATATTCAAATGCCTTACCAGTGACTATCTCGTCTATGTTTCTGATGCGCTGATAGATAAGGTTAAGATTACCCTTCTTGAAACCTTGCCCACCCGGTGCAACAGGGCCATAAGGCCCAGTGTTAGGCCGAGCTTCTGTGCTTCCTTTGGGAGCGATTGAGAGAAGAACTTCCTGTACTAACTGCCTGTGTCCATCAATAATTCCCTCTGCACTGTCACGCTGAATAGCATCTTCAATAGCTTCTTCGGCCCGTGAGATTTGAATAAACCGAGAGTTTATTTGCTCTGCATTAATACCTTTTGGATTTGCTTCCACACCCATCATGACGCCAGCTCGCTCTGAGTCTGGCAGTATCTTGGAGAATAATGGCTCTAAGTCTGGGTGGATCTCTGCGTCGTTAGCATATCGGTTAAAGATGTTTTCTACATAACGAGCAATCTTGCGCCAGAAAGTTTCGTTCTGCACCAAATCCCCAGACATCTTTCGTGATGCCCAAAGATCAAACTGCCATGCGAAAAACTCTTGAGGACTGTTATAGAAGTTGAAGATCGTCTCTCCCTCTTCTCCCATCTCCTCTACTTGGTTGTACTTAGAAAGGTTCTTTCTTTGCCACTCACCCTTGCCACCGGGTGTGTATGCAGCTTTTGCAACATTCCAGAACTCTGCTCTATCTTGGGGGGTAAGAATATGCTCATAAGCCCAGTGAGCGACCTCGTGGTACAGCTTTGAGATATTTGGGATCTCATCGTACTTACCAAAGTTTAATTGAACTTCTTGTGAGGGAACTCGTCCGTCTTTCGCTGAACTTACTCTGGATGCTAGACGCGGATCTGTTGCTTCACGGGCTGTAACTACTGGCCCAACAGCACTGTCTCCGCCCAACCCACGGATAAACTTAATCGCCAAGTCTACTTCGTCTGGCGCATACTTAGTGAAAAGTTCTTTCACATTCCTTGTGGCAGCAGCTCTTGCTTCTTCGCCAAGACGTATACCGTTTGGCACAACCTCTGCATACTTGGCCTCTAGTTCAGCAATTAATTCGCCAAGTGCTTCGTGTCCCTTATATGTCTGTCGCCATCGAGAATTGTGTGCTTGCTTTAGTGCTATCCATAGTTCTGAAGCTGTATATTTACTCTTGGTTCCCTGTTTGAGGAAACTCATTATCTCTTGCAGACGTGGACTCGCATCCCAGTAAACTTTTCCAGCATCTTCTGGACTCATAGACAGGTGAGCCAATGACGCACTGTCCGATATGATTGAGCCAGATGTGCCGTCTAAGTCTGGTTGCTCTGGCAGAGTGTCAAAGATCTCTTGTAGCTTTGCGCGTCCTCTCGGTGTATCTGCTGGGGCGTATTTTATTTCCCAATCTTTAGGGTCGGGCTTACGTGTGCCAATAACGTCTGCGGCTGTTGATCCTGCATCAGCCTGTTTCTTTGACATCATACGGACATTGGTTGGGTCAGACTTCTCCCTCACAATGATAAGCATGTCGCCTTTCTTGCCCGGAACAGCAGTCGCCGCAGCTTTTTTAGCGGCCCCTACAGTATCAGCAAGTTCATTAGCTCTAGCGACCAGTGCTTCACGAAGTGCTTTTGGATCACCTTGGAACTCTTTCATTATGTCGGCCATATTGTCCGCAAAAGATCGAGTTGCTGGTGTTGGAATTGGGTCTGGGGTTGCTACCTCTACGGCAGTCTCAGGGACAGCATTGTCTGATGCTTTTACAACAGACTTAACTGGTATACCGTCTCTGTTACGCAATAGAAAATCAATACTGTCATAAGCTCTTCGAGTAACGGCGTCTGCATAAGCTGTCTCTCCACCCTTCATTACGGTCTGGCCGTTAGGTGTGCGCACAACCTCGCCGCGAGCGGCTGTATATTCCACGATACCGGGGGCTGTAGCTCCCTCAACGCGGTTTAAGCCATTCATTCTGTTTGCTGCCTCTGGGTCTGTCCCATTGGCAATCATCTTCTTAGCGCGTCTCTGAGCCTCTTTAAGAGCATTTCCCTTTAGGGGCGCAGGGGGTGGTGTGCTTGCCCTTGCTAGAGCTGCCTCGAAGCCAAAGGTGGCTCTGTTGATCCTGTTACCGCCTGTAACGGTGTAGTCAGAACCTTTAGAAATACGGGTTCCTCTTTTGAGAATACCCTGTATCTTGCCATCTCTGCTTCTTCCAGCAGTTGTGTACTTTCGAGCATCCTCAATGGATTCCCCAGTGCCGCGCACGGCGGTCTGATCCCCACCTTGGGCAACCCTACGGTTAAGAAGCTCCATGTTAGCCATGCCTTCAAGTGTTTCTGATGAGGCATCGGGGTAATCCTTCTTGAGTTCTCTGACACGTTTCTTGAGGAATTTCTTCTCAGTCTGCGTAAGCTCCAAGTCTGCGGACATTGCATCATCAACACGCGAGGCTTGTGCGGCCCTGTGATCGTGGAGAGCAAGCATGTCTGACATGTCAGACTTGTATGTGCTGGTATCCATGCCAAGCACTTCAACCATTGAACGAATATCGTCTGCCGTTGGTGGGGAACCATCCCCAGCATTTTGCTCAACGAGCTTGGTGATGTTGTCTAAGTCTTCTTGAACCTGCGCAGCGTAAGCGTCAGCAGGTTCTCCCTCTTTCCTAGCGTTTACAGCTTTGCGTACAACCCCTCTAGTGAGCTGACCGTCTTTAGCTTTAGGGCTAGACTTGAGAGTTCGATAGTCCAGACCAGCATCTAGTGCCATACCGCGCATCGTGGCAGGAGCATCAGTCGTCTGGTAATACTCGTCTGTATCAGGGGATGGCTCTATCGGTTTCTTATCTTCTACGATCTGACTTCTGATCGCCTTGCGTAACTGATCCCTAGATGCGGCATTCATCTTGCCTTCTGGGGCAGTTATAGTTCCCTCGTTGATCCACGTATCTAACTGATCGCCATCAATAGAGTGAGTTTCAAGTAACCCTTGTATGTCGTCTTTTACTTTTGCTGTGGTGTAGGTAAACGCAGGGGGTGCAGTCGTGTCTGCGGGAGGGACAGCATCTTCTGCTCCTGTCGGGGATGAAGCCACCTCGACAGTACCGCCCCCTGCTGCGGCTTCTTCACTAGCTTCTTCTGCGACTTCACCAACTGTAGCTTCACCAGCATCGGATACTGCACCCTCTGCTGTAGTTGTTGCTTCATCTACTGCCGCCGCTTTAAAGCCAAGTGTCTCTCTTAACTTCTGGATTTCTGCTTCTGCGAGAGTCCCATCACCGCTATCCATTGCTTGCATAACGACGTTAAACTGGATCTTTGCTTCGTTAAAACGCTTGATCCTTCGTGCCGCTTCATCTAGCTGCGATGGTTCATTAGACCTCTGCAATACAAGGATTTCTTGCTCTTCAGAGAGCATCCTTGATTTCATACCTTCTAGCTGTGTAACAGCATTTAGGAATTTTTTACGCTCAGCTATCTCCTCTGACGGCAATCCATCAGATACAGCTCTAGTCGCGTCTGCCTCTGCATCTGCTCGTAGCTGTTTTAATTTAGCGTCTGCCCCCGGAAACTTAGCGTCAAATTCTTGGTCAAACTCTTGTTCTGGAGTTAGCTCTGCTGGGCCTTCTTCTATGTCTTGGATGAGGTCTTGGTCTAAAGAGAACCGAGCACGTGTTGCTTCTGGGTCTGCAAGAGCTGCCTTTATTTGGTCATTCGACATGTTCGCTATAGATGCGTCATCCACACCTAGCGCACGTAAGTCTGCGACGGCTTGATCCGCACCTCGTGCTCCCAATACACCACCACCAGCACCTAAAATACCACCGACACCTGCACCTGCCACGGTTCCAAA